TTCAAGTTTTGCGGCTTCTTCGTTCCAGAGTTTCTGCGTTTCCTCTTCGGATAGTTGTTGTTCCACTTTTCGCTCTCCAATAAAAAGACCGCCCGAAGGCGGTCACTCAGACAGGTTGTGCGGGACTGTTAGTCCGGCTCAACCACTACACCCCGAGTTGCCGCTTGCGGCAAGTCGAGAAATCGTTTGAGCATCCTGATCTCACCCCTGAGCGCAGCCGTGTCGTGTTCGGAGAGACCCACGGCGTCGTTCCGCACGCGTGCGCGTTCGAGCTCTGCTTCAGCCCACTTACGCAGTTTGTGCCAGGTATCAGAGGTGTATTCGTTCATGCCATCAAAAAAGCCAGGTCATTGCCTGGCTATGTAATTTTTGGACGCAAGGTCCCTGCCGAGATTCTATGCGAGGCAGGGGGTGGTGCGCAAGTGATCAAAATTGGTTCTTGGACCAACGTGGATAGATGCACAAAGACGCGGTGATCGCAGTGCCTGTACCGCCTGCGGAGATCGCGCGGATGAACGGGGGCATCTCGTTGGGTGAGTGGTTGGCCGTGGTGGTGTAGGCCATGTTGGCCGTGCCGCCCTTTTGAGTCATGGCGTGCCAATTGGTGCCGTCGCTTGACCCTTGCCAAGTGATCGTTGCTCCGCCAAACGTGCCGAACGTGTGGCACGTTAGGTCCGACGCAGAACTGAGCTGGTAGGGTGTGCCGGTGTCAGCGTTGGCCAATGACCAGGTGACGATGATTGCGCCAGGTGCGGTATCGCGACTGACGGTTGCGTTGACTGCTGCCATGTTGATTTCCTTTCAGGTTTAGATGCCTTGACCAGTGGTCATTTTTAAATTTGCTTCTGCCGCGTACAGCTCTTTCTTGCCGCGTTCGCGCATTGCCGTGTCGGCCAACTTGGCCTTGATCTGTTCGAGTGTGAGGTTCTGGGTGTTGGCCATCTTCAGCATCTCGATCTCGCGGGTGAGCTGCATCTCGGCCATACGTATCTCGCCGTCTTGCTGGGCAATCGCTTGGCGTACTTGCAACTCGGCCATGTCGCCCTCGTTCTGGGCTTGGGCCTTTTTCATCTCGATCTCGCCACGCAGCTGGGCCACGGCCATGGCTGGATCAGGCGGTGCCTCCTGCGGGTTCTTCTGCTGCTCTTTGATCTTCTCGAGTTCTTCCTCGGACTTAAACACGTCCTTGGGATCGATGTGCTGAGCCTGTAGGGCCTTCTCAAACAGCTTCTGGGTATCCAGGTACACGCCGTACACCGGGTTCGCTCCAGCGGCCAGCAGGTTCAGGAATGCCTGGTTCTGGATGTCACGGATCAGCAAAGCCGATGAGCCTCGAGCGTCGATGCTGAAGTCACCTTTGACCTCTTCGTCCTCGTTGTACATCATGTTGTAGTCGTAGTAGCGGCGAATGTGCGGGCGTGTGATCATGTCGTCAAACTGTTTGACCAATCGACGCAGCACCACGTTGGCGCTGTTCATCAGCATTTGCATGCCCCCGACCGTGTCAGGTGCTGCACCCTTCTCGCCTTGCATGATGACTGGCACGCCGGTCTCCATGTCGGCCAGCTCCATGGCCATCTTAATGATGCCTGACAGCTCGGTCTGGTGACTGTTGAATTCCACTGCGGTGAATGCCTTGCGCACGTCGTCCACCTCATCGGTGGCAAACCATATCTTGCGTGCGCTCAGCTGCCACTGCTTGTCTGCTGGCTGGATAGCGCCAGCCTTGACAATGATCTGTGGCCCGCTGGATACACCGGCGTTGTCCATCATCTGACGCCATGCAGCGTTGAGGACCTTCTGCTGTGCACGCATGAGGTAGGGAATACCATAACCCCACACGCTATCAGCCACACGCTCCCAAACGTAGAAGTCGTATGGCAGCTCGCCGCCTTCAAGCGGGTTAAGGTATGCCTTGACGATCGTGCTGTTGATCATCACGACGCATGCGCTGACCGCGCGGAGTTCGTCCTTGTCGCCCAGCTTGATGCCTGCTGCCTCGAGGTCGTCATGGTCGACGTCACCCCAGTAGCTCCACATCTCGTAAACGTCGCGTGCAATGTCGCGCTGGTCATCGTCCTTCAGCTCCTGGAATGTGACCGACTTCTTAGGCCCTTCTTCCAGCACCTTGCGAATCTGTTCTTTCATGTAGCCGGGCTGCTTGGCCAAGTCACGGACCTGGCGGCTGGTCATCTGCTCGCGCTCGTAAATGCCTTTGCCGTTGTGAATCGAATCACCACAGCCCGGGTCTGGCCAGACGTTGCGCGGGTCGATGCTGAATGACGCAGGTGCCACTTCGTTGACGATGTCCAACTGGTGAATGGTGTTGCCCTGCATGTCCTTGTATGGCTGCCAGGCTTTTCGTGTGCGGTTGGTGACGATCGGTCCCTTGATCACGCCGGTGCCCAAGCGGGCCGCGTTGTGAATTACTTTGCGCAGTTCGCCGTTGTAGTCGCACTCGACCAGCTGGTCCTCGATCTCCAGTTGCATGGCGTCTGACTTCTTGCGTGCTATCTCCAGGGACGCGCGGGCAATGTCGCGCATGGCCAAGGGCTGGCCGGTCTCTGGGTGCATCAAGGGCTCGCCGGTGTCTTTGTCGCCAGCCATCTGGGTGTCGCGACTCATGGCCATGAGCTTGGGTTTCGGTGTGGGCTTGATGCCCCAATTGCGGTCGTCGGTGGGCAGCAGAATGTCGGAGATGCGTGCCTCGGCGGCATTGGTCTTCTGCCTAGTCATGCCGATGTAGACAGTCGAGCGATGGGGCTTGGCCATCTGCGTGGTTACGGGATAACCCTGCTCCACTGAAGTCATCATCTGGCTGGCCTGCTTGGCAATGTTGTCCTTGGCGTTGTACTGATCTTCGTCTTCGATCCAACGCTTGTCGACCCCATAGCTGTAGCGGGAACGAATCCAGTCGTCGCGCTGGTTGGCCATGGATTGGCCAAACGCTTGCAAGCGTTCCTGCGTGCGCTCCCTCTCCATCTCTGGATCGGCGACTTCTACTTCTACCTCAATTTGCTGGGGCTTCATGTGTTTGTCCTATCAGGCTGGGCGGTTCATCTGGGCGGCAATGATGCCCGTGCCCGTGGTTTGTTTGATGTTGCGATTCTCGGGGTTGACGCCGGTCTTGATTGCCTGGCCGTCTACTTGCCCGCCTTGGGTTGGCTGCAATGTGGGTGGGCGCTGCATGACCTCGCGGCCTGATGCCATGGCCGGTGCGTTCTGAGACTTGGCACCCTGCATGGCTACATTGCGTGCAGCGGTTTGGTTCATCGCGGCCACGTTAGCTTGCGCGGGCGACATATCTTTTTGCTGCGGCTGCATCATGTTGTACGGTTGTTGCATGGTCATTTCCGTTTCTGTATTTTGACGCCAGGTTCTTCGGCGGTCATGTACTGCTTGAGTGCCCAATCTGGCCAGTGCTTTGCATTTGTATCGCTTGGCTCGAAAGCCACATAGCGACCCTTCTTGTCCTGTATCCAGCGGCCACCGCTTTGGGGGTTGCCCTCGTCGTCCGGTGTGCCATGGTACTGGCTATGCTCGCTGAAGGTTGGGTGATTGGGTTTTTTGTAGGTGTCTCCACCGTGGCCACGCTCATCGCGTGACGCTCCAGCTTTCCAATCCCCTCGCATGTCGTAGTCGATCTCGTCTTTGCCAATGTCGCGTTTGCGCTTGGCGCTCTCGCTCTTGATCCAGTCCTGGTACTGGGTCTCTTCGTCCGGCGACAGCTCGGTGTTGTACTTGCCTTTGAAGTATTCGTCATCCATGTCAGTATCCAGTCACAGAATCAAACACGCCAAACGGCGTGATGTTGGGCATCTTGTTGTTGCGTATGCGAACTTCGGCTTCTTCTTGCGTTTTGGCAAACCGGCGCATCATCATGCCGTATCGCGTGGCTGACATCAAGTCATCGGCCTGCTTGACTACCAGGCCATCTTTGCGGTGGTACAGGCGAAACTCCTCGAACCAATCTTCCAGGTGAGCGAACACCCGAAAGCGCATGGTCTGCATGCGTGTCAGCATCTCGGACAGTCCGGCCTCTACGCCGTTGCTGCCATCCTCAAATGTAGCTCGGTCCTTCAACAGGTTCAATCCCTGATCGCGGTACTGTTTGGCCAGCTGTTCGCCGGAGCCGCCCTTGTCGCGCTGCAAGCCGTCATGCGGCCAGGCAACTGGCACCCACTCGCCCCTGGCCCGAACGGCCATGGCGTGCCCGGCAATGCCAGGCTCGCTCTTGCGGTAGCAGTCAGTGACGTAGATCGTGTCGCTGTCTCGGTCCCACGCCATCCAGACGGCTGCGGTTGGGTGGTCAACACCGAAGTCGATACCCATGATGCGCGGCCAATGCGGCGGAACGGGGAAAGCTCGTACCTTGATTGCCTCTTCGGCAACCGGGAAGATGCGCCCGCTGCCCAGAATAGGAATGCCCTTTGCCCGTGCTTCGCGTTCGTGCTCAGGGTATGCGGCAATGATGGATTCGCGCTGCTCATCCGTGTAGTGCTCGGCATCATGAATCGTCATGTTGGTGACGTTGGTGCCTGCGGGCTTGTCGATCAAGTAACGCTTGACCACGTCGGACATACCAAGCAGTGGCGTGAAGGTCACGCACACTTGACCGCCGACAGCCTGCGTGCGGGTCAGGCCCTCAGAGTAAACCCCTAGCGGTGGCTCCTCATCGAACCACACCCAGTTGACCGTGTCGGCCTGCCACTTGGTGCGGCCCTGGTCGTATGAGTTGAACTGAATAACCGAATCCTCGCCACAGTCGTGACGCACGACGATGCTGGACACTGCGTCCGGCACGCCCTGCTTCATGCTGGTGTCGCGGATGCACTCGTGAGGAATGGAGCCGGTGCCCCATTCGTCGCGCACTTCAGGTGGACCAAGCAGCAAACGCTGCACGCCTTTGCGTGTCAGTTCGGCAGATTCGGAGCCAACCATTGCGCGGATTGCGTAAGGGTAGCGGGTGCCTTTCCACCAGGCAGGGTAGCGGCCAGTCAGGTGCATCGCGGTCTCGAATGCGCCAGCCCACGTCTTGCCAAGCTGGTTACCGGCCATGAACAAACGCTCACGGAATGATGCGCCAGCCGTGTGGAAATCTACCTGCTTGGCGTATGGCTTGTAGGTTGCCAAGCGGTTGCGCTTGGCGCGAATGTCTTTGATCCTCAGCAGCTCATAGACTTCGAGCTTCTCTGCATGATTGAGCTTTGAGAGATCGAGTTTTGAGAGGTCGAGGTCGTCAATCTTCATTTGCGTGCAGCCCTGGATAAGTACATGGCCAATCGATCATCGAGCTGCTCAGACGTTAGCTCCAGGTTGCCAGAGACTTTCATCTCAACAGACTTGAGCTTGGGCTGCGTGTATTGCAGCATCTCGTTGAGCACACGCAGCTTGGTGTCTGCGTCGATGGCATCGACCATCATTGGCTTTTTGGTTTCAGGATCAACACGCGGTTTGCCGTTGGCATCGCGCACCGGCACCTGACGCTTCAAGATGTTGATCATCTCGACAGCCGGGTCCATGCCAGCCTCGCGCAGGGCCTCGGCCACAGCCTTAAGGTTGATGCCCATAGGCTTCTTGCTCGAGGTTTGCTTGGCGTGTCGGTGCGCAGGCGTAGGGCCAGCAGCCTCGAGGTCCTCGACGGACGCGAGCCTGGGCGGTGCGCCTGCCAGCTCGGCCAATCGTGTTGCTCCAGTCTTGCGTCCCATGTCAGTCCTTCATCGCTTTGCGAATGATTCCGTTGCGGTTGCTGATCGCTTTGGCCTTGGCCTTTGCGTCAGCTTTGCTTGATGCGCCCCAGGCTTGAAGACTAAGCAGCAGCCGGGTAGGCTTGCCATCTTTGCGCTCTGGGCCAGGCATGTTGCCCATTCTGGCCAGGAAGCTCGCGCGACGTGGGTTGTCGCCAGCTTTCACCGGAGCCTTGAGGTTCATGCCCTCAGCCTTGGCGCTTGCGCGGCCCTTCTCGTTCAGGCCACCTTCGGGGTTCTTCCCCTCTTTGCGCTGCCAGGCCGCAGTCATTTCATGGCCTTGCTGATGATGCCACGCTTAGCCGTCTTGGCTGATTGGCGAAACGCCTCAGCTGTCGGTGCGCCCTTGCTGCCAGGCTCGCGCATGCGCTCACCGCTTCCCTGGGCAATGCGCTCTTGCTTTGCATGGATATTGGCATACAAGCCGGGTTTGTTTGGCGTGCTCATTTTTTCTTCATCGCTTTGCGAATGATGCCCTTGCCTGTGTCAGCCTTGTTGTATTCCTCAGCCACAGACACAGGAACGCCCACCTTCTTTGCGAAGGCGGGGTTGTGAGCAGCTGCGGCCATCATCCTGGCCTGGGCAGCAGACTTGCTAGGCATTAAATCTTGCCAGCGATCAGGCCGTTGTTAAAGCCCATGGGGGCTTTAGCCGTGCCGCCTTTGTATGCGGTCTGAGTTGTGTTTGTACCAGGCATGGGCACAGACACTTTGCCAGGGATTTGGCCAGCGCCTTGTGTTTGATTGCCACCGCCGCCGATAGCTGCGCCGGTTTTCATCGGGTTACCCGCTGCACGCATGGTGTTGCGGGATTCTGGGTTTGAATAGCTTTGCATGTTTAGCTCCTTGGTTAGGCCATCAGGCCCGGTTGGGGTTTGCGGTTGGCCGCCTCTTGCTCCCACATCTGGCCATAGTTCTCTGGCCCTTCAGTGGCTTGCTCTTGTGGGCCTTCGCCCGATTCTTCCTTGAGGATCATGCCGACGTACTTCAAGCACTCATCGGTGCTTTGACATTGGTACGGCTCTCCACCTTCGCTTGTTTCGACAGTGATATTGCCGTCGTCGCCGACGGTGATTGTGATTTGTTGCATGATTTTCCCAATGAAAAAGCCGCCTGATAGGCGGCTTTGTTAACAGTTTTTTGAGACGCACGGTCCCGCGAAGAGTGTAGTCCAGCGTGCAAACCGGGTCAAGTGGCTGAAAACCTGCAAAAACACAAAATATTTGTTGCGTAAAAACAACGCCTTTCTGTTGTATTTCTGCCTAAACTTAAATATTACTAGACAGTGCCTGTCAGTGTGTTACATTTACTTCGTGGTCGGTAACGACCCAGCCCCGAAGGACCAGGGGGATACAAAAAGGGAACCAGCCGATTAAGCAGTACCGACCAGGGAACCTAAAGGCCAGACCGCTAAGAACCAGTCCCCAAGACTGACGAGTGCGAAGGATGGACCAGAGGGCAGCGTGCTGCCTTCTGGCGGTGTATCCAGGCGACCGTGACTGCTTGGTACTTTGGAGATCAGCATGGAAAAAGCACTTGCCAAGATCGACTTCAACATCAAGATGTTCGAGTCGTACCGGCCTGATGCGCATGTAACTGCCACGCTCGAACGGCTTCGGTCGGACCGCGCGGCCCTAGTTGCATACGCCAACAACGAACGGACCAGAGAGTCCTTGCCCTACACAGCCCGCGAATGGCTGTGGGAAATGCCTGACTGGGCTACTTACGGAACTTAACTTCAAGGAGTAAATATGGAAAGCCTGCAATCGCGTTATCAAATTTACGTGGCATGTGCCGAGTCTCTCGGCCTGCCAATCAAAACCTTTGAGGAGTGGTTGAACTCCTAACCCCCAGGGCTTCGGCCCTTCCAATGCCCAGCGTGCTCGGCATTGGCGGTGTATCCAGGCGACCGTAACTGCTTGGTATTTTGAAAGGATGGTCATGCGTTACAAAAAGCAAGACATGCGTCCTGGGTTATTGATTGTGCGTGGTCAACACGCCGACGCCCAGGTTTACACGGTGAAGGGTGCGCCAGTTGGCAACATCATTTCACTGGTGTGGTTTGAAGGCTCACGCAAGTGCGGCCAACAGGCTGACTACAGCGGTTGTTACAAACCGACTATCGAACAGATCGAATACTCGATCAATGCAAACGGTCGTTTGGCCGGAATCATGGACGTTGCTGAAGTGACGTTCGAGGCCGCGTAAGCGGCATGGCGTATCCGGGCGGCCACAACAGCCCGGTACTTTCAGGAGATAGACATGCCAACTGTCGTTTTGACAATCAAATCTGTGTACGGCCTTCCCAAGGTTTACCCAGCACCAGGCAACCGCACTGCTGAGTTGCTTGCTGCCCTGGTCGGCACAAAGACTTTCAGCACCGGCGACCTGGCCGTGATCAAGGCCCTCGGTTATGAAATCGAGTACGTCAGCGCCTACACACCGGAGGTCGTATGAAAAAGTACCGCGACATACCGATCAGCGTACAACTGATCGATTTGGAAATGCCACTGGTAGAAGTAGGGGGCAAGCGTTTTGACACCTTGCGCGAAGACTTCTACGACAACGCTGTGAACATTATGAACAGCGCCCGCAAATTCACCCCAATCTTTTCACCCTACGACATCGCGCTCAGCGGTGGCGAACCTTACTCAGTTTGGAGATAAACATGGACATCACAACCGCAATCAACATCATCGACGACAAGCGCGAACTGTACGGCATGACCTTCTTGGACATGCTGCTCGTCATGGAAGAGATGCTCGCCAACGACGAACTCGACAACCGCGAAGCTGTTGCCTTCCGCGTGTTTATGAGGGAAGGTCGGAAGCTGTTTGCCCCTGCTTGATCCCAGCGTGCTGCACCGTGACAGGGTGCAGTGCAGTGTGATCAACACTCCGTGCCAGCCGGTTGCTGGTGTTTGTTTGGAGCTTTTATGAATAACACCGCTTTGAAGATGGTCGACGAGCTCGGCCTGTTGGAAGACCAGATCGACGCCTTGCAAGAACAGGCCGAAGACTTGAAAAGCAAAATCAAGTTGCTGGGTGCTGGCACTTACAGGGGCAGCATGTACGTCACCACGGTCAAGTTGACCCCCGAGAAAAAGACCACTGCCTGGTCCAAGGTTGCCCAGGAGCTCAAAGCTCCCGCCGACCTGGTCACCAAGTACACCACCATCAGCTACAACCTGATGGCCGCTGAAACCAAACCCCTGGAGAACTGATATGGCTATCGAAGAACTGATGCTCGACGCTGGGTTGTCTCTCGATGAACTCGATTACTACCTCAGCGTGCAACGCGCCATCAACGCAGGTCACTGGTCAATGGAAGGCAGCTATGGCCGGGCCATGATGGCTGCCATCAACTCTGGCCACTGCCTGCTTGGCCCCAACGCTGCCCGCGATTACTGGGGCAACGTGATCCCTTCAAGGGACGACGTGAAAGAAGGCACCAAGGGCAGCATCAGCTTCGTCGAAGCTGCCATGGGTGGTGACTGGTTGTTTGAAATGGAGGGCGCGTAGCCCTTGCAATGCCCGGCGTGCCGGGTATTGGCGGTGTATCCAGGCGACCGCAACTGCTTGGTTTTTTGTAAAGGAAATGAATCATGTCTCACGAACTCACAACCCGCGCTAATGGCCGTGTCGAATTTGCCTACTTGGCTTCGGACGGAACACCCTGGCACGGCCTTGGCCAAGCACTCGCCGACGGCACGAGCCTCGATGCTTGGCGCGAGGCCGCTGGTATGGACTGGAAGATCAAGCGCGGCATCGTCCGCTTCAACACCGAATACAACGGTGGCCAGGTGGAATTGCCGGACCAGCACGTTCTGTTCCGCTCCGACACGAAAGCACCCCTGGGTGTCGTGTCCCGCAAGTACCAAGTCGTGCAGCCTGGTGAAGTGATCGAGTTCTTCCGCGACATCGCCAAGGCCGGTGGCCTGGAGTTGTCAGCTGCTGGCACGATCTACGGTGGCAAACGCTTCTGGGCTACGGCCAAGATCGGCGAAGCCTCTCCCGCTTCACTGGCCGACAAGATCGGTGGCTACATCCTGATCAGCACCTCGGCTGACGGATCGTTGTCAACTGAGGTACGCCGCACCACTGTGCGCACCGTCTGCAAGAACACTTTGCAGATGGCCATGGCTGACGCTCCCGCGTCATTCAAGGTGACTCACCGCTCTGTGTTCAACCCTGAATCAATCAAAGAATTCATGGGTTTGAACACTGCTGCCTGGGATGCCTTCCGTCACACAGTGACAAGCCTGGCCAACGTCGACATGCACGAAGAGCAGGCTGGCGACATGGCCGTCGCGCTCTTCGGTGGCGGTGACAAGGTCCGTGAGACTGCCGGTTTCAAGAAGGTCCTCGACCTTTTCAACGGCGGCGGCATGGGCTCCACCATGGACGGTGTCTTCGGTACTCGTTGGGGCTTCCTTAACGCGGTCACCGAATACGCTGACCACCACGTCCGCGCTCGTAGCGATGAGAACCGCTTCGTTGCATCCCAGTGGGGTGCAGGCGCTGACCTCAAGTCCCGCGCCTTGGACTTGTTAACCGCGTAAGCACAGCGGTGCAGGGCATCCACCCGGGTGCCCTGACCAGTGCGCTTGCACACCGATCTGGCCGGTTGCCAGGAATCAGGAGAACACATGAGAAACGTGATCATCAAAAAAGCCATGACGCTTGAACTGACTGGCGACGACTGGGACCTGTACACAGGCACCCGGGACTGCGAACCGGCTGCAAAGGCTCTCAACATTGAGATTGCAGCCATCGTCAACGCTTCGACAAACAGAGAAGACGCTTACAACAAAGGTTGCAAAGTCTTGGAGCTGTACTCGGAATTCGGTGCAGGCGATACCGAACCCCGTTACGTGTTAAGAAACATCTTGGCTGAATTCTTTGGAGACTGACATGACATATTGGGAAAACAACGGCCAGTATCAAAACCTGGTCAGACCGCTGGCAAAACAGTTGCCTACGTTTGGTTCTGTACCTGACGCAAAGACCGCCAACAAACACCTTGAGAAGTTTCGCAAGGCCCAGAACTGCTATTACGACCTGTACAACAACGGCCTTTGCAACAAGGCCCGCGAGTTCAGCACCGTGTTTCGCATCCCTGGCGTGCCCAGGGAAATCAAACAAAACTACGGACGCTACGACATGATCAGCAAGGCAACCGCTGATGCAATCGAAGCCAGGAT